TATTTTATTTAACCACTTCTTAAACATAATAAACTACTTGTTTATTTTGCCAGATTTTTTAGCTTTAGAACCAAATCTTCCATAAGAATCATCTCTTGAAGCTTTTAATTGCTTTTTAGTTCTTTTCTTTTTTATTCTCATTGCAATAGATTCATCTTTTCTATCTTTATAGCCTTGTTTCTTTTTAACACTGCCACCTTTTTTGTACATAGCTCCACCTTTCATACCCATATCATCTTTGTAGTAACCAGATGCCATATCTTTTCTTTTAGTTGACATTCCGCCACCCATTTTTTTAACACGTCCACCTGCTACATAACCTTTAGGTGATACCTGTTTATTGTATAGTCTATTTGCCATTATTTTTTTCCTCCGTGATTTTTAAAAATCTGTGTACCCTTTATACCATATATGCTCGCAACGACAAGGATCCACAAATTTGTAAACCAGCTCGGGAGTGCCGCGAAATGTTCGAAGAACACGTTCACCTTCTCCATAGCTGATGGATCGTCACTTACAACTGCCCAGGCCAAAATCGCGATTGGCGCCGAGAGAATTAGTAAAACCGCCTCGTCCTTCCAATCTGATTGACG